CCTGGAAACAATACGACTGAATGCGCCTCGGCTAATATCATACGACTATCTTTTCCACAAGTTGCTAGATGTGATGTAAAAATAACAGATGTGCGTGTATGTCTACCCGTTTGTAACACGCTATTAAGTAATAAGTCAATTTCTTTTTTGATATTTTTGTCACTTACACAGTCAGTGTCATCAAAGATAATACATGAATCCTTAAGGTCATCGATATTCCATTTGTCCTCAACAAATTCATTTAATTTAATTCTATATAAATCTTTTATTTTATCTATTGAGTCATCTTGATCCAACGAAGAAAGCAAATAAACATTATTTTTTGGATAAATTTGTTTATATCTCTTAATCCAGTCAGCAGTGAAAAAACTCTTACCGGATCCAGACATTCCCGTAATGTAGAGCACACATCGTTCTTTATTTGGGTCACATATAGGTAAAAAGGTTTCGTTGTCCCCTAATTTCACATCTTTCATTTCTTGTCGAACATCAGATTTTTTAGCCGCTACACTCAAAATATGTTTTGCTTTGCCTTTTTTTCCAGTTCCGATCATTGCGATAGGTGCTCCTACATTTGCTTCGAATGTTAAACTCATTAATATATGTAAAGAGATTTTAATTCTCACTTTGAACTAATTTCTTTTGTGCGTATTTTAATCGTCGTTGTTCATTGATTTCATCTTTGTTTTTTTGTGCGTATTGTTTATTATATTTCTTAACATATTCAACGTTAATTTTATACCATTCTTTTTTGTATTCAGTAATATGGTCTTTACGTTCTTGGGCATATTGTATTCTATATTCTTTTGTATATGAATCAGCAAAACATTTTTGCGTATTTAATTGTGCTTGTAATTCTATTTTACATTCTTCTTCTTTAATACATGCTTGAATATTATTTTCACATGGAAATTCACAAATGGGCGTCATAGTAAAATTATCAAAACCTCCATACTGACGTATCATTTGATAGAGTTTAATATTACTTGTTTTACAATTATTTTTATGATTATATTTTCGTTTCACAAAATTAGTTGTATGTCCCACGTAGCATTCTGTAACTGATTCGTCATTACAAACAATTTTGTAAATCACACATTTGCTATAGTCCATCTCTTTCTTCGGCATTGTATAAGATTATATAGGATTTGTCTTTAAATAAGAATTCAATTTCTTTTGTAAATAATTGATTATTTTTTCCAATTTATCCCATGATTCTTGCTCGCATATCTTATCAATTTCTCGCGAAAAGTTTTTGATTTTTATTTCAAATGAAAAAGATAATTGTTGCTTAATTATTTGTAAATTCATGATTAAATCTTTTGCCAATACCGGACGAAATGTTTGTTCTGTCATTAGTAAAATGAGTTTGAGATTGCCAATTATTCGGTTCACATACCCAGCCTCACTATTAAAAAGTTGAATTAATTGTGTTTGTCGTTTTTTGTTTTTGTCTTGATATCTAAGTAAGGAAAATTCACGTTTGTATGCTTTAAAAAGATTTCCTTCACTTTTATATTTTTTGATTTCTTCTTTGATTTCTTTTTCAAAGTCAATATCTATCTCATTGGATTTTCCTTTAATTGTTATATTATAAATTTCACTTATTTCAACAAATTGTCCGTTTAACAACACTACATAATCAAGTTTCATCATTGTAGGATCAAGAATACACTCTTTAAAATATTTCTTACTCCCATTTTTTAATATTTTATAAGACCGAGCAATATCATGACGATCCCATCTCAGTTTTCGTTCTTCTTCTGTTTCCCCATACGGATTAATCCCACATTTAAAATCCGTAATCCATTTGCTAGAATCTTTATATGTATCTTTGAATAATTTTTTGAAATGCTGTGTGATTCTATTGAGAGCATTGGAAGAATTTGATTTAAAATAGTCATGTAAGTCATAGTCATTTATGTAGAGCGTAGAACGTAATGACGCACTTCCTAGTACTTTATATTTTGTTTGAATGCTTAATTTATCAAATACTTGTAAAAGAGGATTCATATAATCTTCAGTTCTATGCATATATTATCTCTATATATTTCTCTTCGCGAGGTTATAAGAAAAATTGGCATTTACATTATACGGATTAAAATTATGAGCGTTATACATCATGGGTGAAAGCATTCGATGCTTGCTACGTCCAGAACCTTGAAACGCTTCTATCTCTCCAACTTGTTCTGGAGGCATAGTACTTGCTGTATTTAATAAAAATTCAGTAGAAGATAAATCTCGTATTTTATTCCCAGCTTGATCTGTAATAGGCATATTTCCTTCACTAGATAAATTATCTTGAATTATTTTAAATACTGAATTTAAATTAAAAAATATTGGTTTTCCGATTCCAGTTTTAATAATATCTTTTACCTTATTGATTCTTACCATAAGTCGCATTAATTTTTGTTTCTGTATTTTTGACAATTGCCCAAATGATATTATTTCTACTAAAAATTTGGCATTTACAATTTCTTTTGATAAACTATTCAATACTAAAGAAATAAATGAATTAGGTCCTCTTAAAGCAGATTCAACACTTTGCTCATTTCTTCTTGGTTCATCATACTGGCTTAAACGTTCTTGTCCGTATCTTGAACTTGGTTGACCGGTGCTTGATGACGCTTGTGAACCTGGTTGGGAGTATACAGAGGAAGCAGGTGAATTTACACCTCTACGAAAAAATGGCGCAGATACTGCTGATGCTTGTGAACCCTGAGATGCTTGAGATTGCATAGCCGAGAATTCAGATCCGGTGATATCACTTATTTCCGGTAATTCATCGACTTCACCTTCAGGTAGAGCAGCAAAACGTGATACATAAATTTCCTGTAGATTAATTAAAATATTACTTAAACTTTTCATTAAAGCAAGGTAATTTTGATTCACATCCGAATCTACTGGTGGAGCAGGAACATCGGGTTGTTGTTCTGTGATTTGTTTCATCATTGCCTTAACGACGCGCTTGTTTATCCTATTCATATCATTATTGAGATGAGTCAGCAACGGCATTATGATATATAAAAAGATTTTATTTCAAATGTATTTTTCGAATATGTTGCTGAATAGATCTTGTATTAAATATTTTGTGACAGTGGTGGCACTCACGATAATCATTTGAAAAATAAGTAGGATAAAAGGTTTTAAATGATATTCTTTCGGTATCTACCAAAACATCTTTGTTCACCTCTACATCTGTAAATGTAATCATATTTTTATTCCTTCTTTTCGATTCGATTTGCTTAAATCCTTTTTCTTTAAGTTTTTGAATATAGTCTGTATTGTCTTTCGATATCGTAATCAACATTAATTATATCAATGAAGTAATTTTTAAATCGAGATTAAATATGTTTGATGCTTTTGTGTGCGTTCATGTTTTAATTTATTTTGTTTTGAATATTTTCCACCACATTCACAATCACAATTTATGTTTATTTTTTCTTTATGTTCTTGATACCATTGTATGTAATATTCTTTTCTTTTTTCTTTATTTTCTTTACAATATTGTACTTGATATTCTTTTGTTGATGAATCCGCAAAACATTTTTGTGAGTTTAACTTAGCATTCAATTTGACCCTCCACTCTTCTTCTCGTATCCTCGCTTGAATTTGAGATTGACATTCCTTGTATTCTTCCAAAGGCGTCATTTGCCAAGCATCCCATCCACCATTCTCGCGAATATTTTGATAAAGTTTACTTTGTTCGTTATTACAATTATGTTTATGTCGTTTTTTTCTACTCGCTAAATCAGTTGTTGACCCCACATAAAAGTCGTCATCTTTCCAAATCTTATAGATGATACATTTGTTCCACTCAATCGGTTTCTTTGGCATACTATGGTATAGAATGGTATAATGTCTTTAAGCCTTTTCAATTTTTATTAAAAAATATACTTTGTCTACATATCGGGCATGGCTTGTCTCCTTCAATTGATTTAATTTTACTCCAGCACCGCAAGCATAAAGTATGATAGCAATTTGTTTTAGTTTTGGTTATTTCCATACAAACAGGACAAGTCTCCTCTTCTTGAAAAGAAATATTTGGATTTGTGACGAGTTCTCTGAAGAAAGACTGATTTTCTTCATCTTCGTTTATCTTTCCAGTCTTGTTATTATACTTTAACTCGTTCATTATTTTTTTAAAAGAATGAATAAATTCATCATTGTCTATAACTGGATTTAAAACCGGAATTTCATAAAAAAAATGACATAATAATTTTAATGGTTCTTCATCAGGCTCTACAATAACATCATCACAATCTACATCAATAAAGAATAAATAATTATATAAATTTGGCTGAATAACAATTTTTATTGAAACAGGAAGATCATTTAACATTTTAACTGGAAGAATAATCTCCTCCGATTCTTTCGGTCTAGTATCTATTATCTGTTTAATGATTTTGATTAATTCCATATAATTATAAAAATATTAATTTTTAGGTTTTAATATCCAAACATAATTCTCAAATTTAATTTTATATTTTTTTT